ATGGCTTTGCTTATGACGTTCAGCCGGTATCGGTTAGCTTTGACTTGCAAGAAGCAGACCAGCCATCTGGGGTGATCTCTTGCGATTTTGCAGTGAAGTATCGAACACAGGTGACTAACTTGGCCTTGAGTCCCTAGCAGCTACGATGATGGATGAACACTACGGCATGGGTGGGTCCTACCTACTCAATCCCAAAACTGGCAAGAGAACGCTCGTCGAGCGGACTGAGCCAGCAAAGCCTCCCGAACCCCAAATCGAGGAACTGAGCGATGGCTCTGACACGCAAAAGACTGATCCAGGTTAAAAAGGAATCCACCTACGGGACGGACAGCACTCCGGCTGGAACCGATGCCCTCTTGGTGCGGAACCTGGAAATCACGCCGATTGAGGCTGATGTGGTCAGCCGCGATCTGATCCGTCCTTACTTTGGCAACAGCCCTCAGTTGCTGGCTAACACGCGCGTCAGCATTACGTTTCAGGTCGAACTGGCTGGTTCCGGCACGGCTGGCACTGCGCCTCGCTATGGCGCCGTTCTACAGGCGTGTGGATTGTCAGAGACCATCGTGGCTGCCACCAGCGTCACCTATGCGCCGGTTAGCAGCTCTTTGAGTTCTGCGACAATTTATTTCAACAACGACGGCATCCGCCACATCCTGACCGGCTGCCGGGGCACGTTTGTTTTGAACGCCGAAGTCGGTCAGATTCCCACAATCGACTTCACGATGATTGGCGTTTACAACGCCCCGACAGACACGGCGCTGCCTTCCGTTACCTACAGCGCTCAAGCCAGCCCGTTGATCTTCAAGCAGGGCAACACGTCCAGCTTCCAATTCTTCAGCTATGCCGGCTGCCTTCAGTCGGTTAGCTTGGATATCGCCAATGAAACGGTTTACCGCGAGCTGGTTGGCTGCACCAAGGAAATCCTCATCACTGACCGCGCCCCCAGCGGCACTGTGATGATTGAGGCTCCGGCGCTGGCTACTAAGGATTATTTCAGCATCGCCCAAACCGAGACCACCGGGAACCTCACATTCCTGCACGGCACCACGGCTGGCAACCGTGTCACCCTTACAGCTGGCCAGTGCGACATCACTAACCCGACCTACGGGGACCAAGATGGCGTGCAAATGCTTAACATCCCCTACGTTGCGGTGCCGACCACGGCCGGCAATGATGAGTTAAGCCTCGCCTTTACCTAAAGGAGCTTCCTGCATGGCGTTTGTCCTTAAGCAATCCGATACCTACGTCTGGCCGGTCACCTTCGATATTCCTGTCGATGGTGGCCGCCACGAAAAACAGACGTTTGATGTTCAATTCAAACGGATGCCGCAGAAATGGATTCGTGACATCGCCAAAAAGATCGACGCCGATGAGGTGTTTGATGTGGACGTAGCGCGGGAGGTGGTGCTGGGTTGGTCTGGCATCACCGACGACGCCGGCAAGGAGGTGCCGTTTAGCCAGAAAGCACTTGATCAAGTGCTGGATGTGCCAACGTTGGCTAGCGCCATGGTGCTGGCTTACTTCAACAGCGTTGCAGGGGTAAAGGCAAAAAACTGATGGATGCCGCCTGCCATTGGGTTAGCGGCGGCATCAAAGACGAAACACCCGACGACGCATCAGTGTTGGGCATCATCATTGTGGATGATGTTTCAGCCGATGAAGACTTTGAGGTGTGGCCAGAAAACTGGGAGGTGGTGCAGATGTTTCTGCGTTGTCAAACCCAATGGCGCACGGCTGGCATGGGCGGGGTGATTGGCCTCGACTATGGAGCTGTTGCCTGGTTGTTTAGACTGCATAGAGTGAAGGATCAGCGAGCTTTGCTAGAGGATCTGCAGATCATGGAAGCCGCTGTCCTGGCCGCATTTGCAAAGCAGGGAGGTTGAGCCATGGCAATGAACATGGACGCTCTGCTTCGCATCCGAGCTGATGTAGACGGACAGAACAAGATCGTCGCATTGAACCGTGGACTGAACACGGTTGAGCGCAGCGCCAAGACCCTGACGGGCGCCATGCGTGGGCTCACAGGCGCGTCTGCCGGGCTCTCCGGTGCGCTGGGCAGCCTGACGCCACTGCTGAGCGTGGTGGGCCTCACAGGGCTGGTGAAGGGCGCCATAGAAGCTGGCGACAAAATGTATGACTTGTCGCAGTCAACTGGCGTTTCTGTTGAAGCGTTAGCCCGTTTCAACAAGGCGGCGGCCGTCAGTGGCACCGACTTGGATGGTGTGAGCAAGGGCTTGGTCAAGCTCTCCAAAGCCATGGTCGATGCGGCCACTGGCGGCAAGGCATCGGCTGCCACCTTTGAGGCGTTAGGCATCAACGTCCGTGACGCGAACGGGCAGATCAAATCATCTGACACCGTTTTGCTGGAAATCGCCAATCGCTTCAAGGCGATGGCTGATGGCCCAGAAAAGACCGCACTGGCGTTGCGGTTGTTTGGCCGGTCTGGTGCTGAGTTGGTGCCGCTGCTCAATATGGGCGGCGATGCCATCGACAAATTGAGCACCAAAATGAATGCTGCCTTTGCGCAAAAGGCGGACGACTATCAAGACAAGCTCGCAGTGCTTGGTGGCAAGGTGCGGGCGCTGGGAATAGATCTCACCATTGCGCTTCTCCCGGCGCTCACTCAAATCACCGATGCGCTGACGGCAGTGATCAGCGGTTTCAGTGCGTTGCCTGCGCCCATCCAAAACGCAACCGTGGCAACGGCAGGCCTTGCATTGGCATGGGGTCCGCTGACAGGTTTGTTTAGCGCAGGCACTGGCGCGGTCAAGGTCCTGGCCAATGGCATGGAAATTCTTCGCTACCAGACGGCGCTGGCTGGTGGTGTGATGCCTCTGCTGGCTGGTGGCCTTCAAGCCGTTCGGGTGGCCATCTTGGCAATCCCCGGATGGGGCTGGGCAATTGCTGGTGTCACCGCATTGGCGGCGCTTGCAAAGGGTCTCTATGACAACAACGACGCTTTTGCTAGTTGGGTCAACAATGTCGGTTCAATTATTGCTAGCGACTTTGGCAATGCAATGAAAACAATGGGCGACCTTGCCCGGAACACTTGGCAAGGCATCGTCAAAGGCTGGAACTTCTTAACAGGCGTCACGCGTTCAGCAGCCAACGCAATCGGCAACGCCTTTGCCGGACCGTTTGGTTTTATTGCTAACGCAGCGCAGCAAGCATTTGGCAAAGTTCAACGTGCAATCGCAACTCTTTGGAACAACTTGCCCGAGCCAATCCGCAAGGCACTTGGGCAGGCCGGCAAGATTGCAGTGCAAACATTTAAGAACACACCCGTCGGCTACTTGGTAGACGTTGGTGTTCGGGCTGGGCAAATGGGGCCGCAGCGACGTGATAAAAAACAAGGCAAGGATGAGCCAGAACCCGCTTCGTTTACGCCAGATTTGTCTGCATTACAAAGCGGCGACGGCGCAAAGAAAAGCGCCGATGAAGCCAAGCGAGCGATTGAGCAGTACAACAGCGCTGTAAAAACTGGTTCAGATGTCACGCGCACTTTGATGGAACAGCTTCAGGACGTAAACCTCAACATGATTGGCATTGGTGTTAATGCCACCGATGCGCTTGGCGTGCAACGATTAAGAGCTGAATTGACTGCTGCGCGCGAATATGGCGAACAAGTGCGCAAAATTGGAGAGCTAGAAAAGCAACGCAATGAAGCTGCTGCTAAAGGTATTTCCACGAAAGATCTCGACGCACGCATCGCCGCAGCAAAGGAGCTAGGCGAGGCGCTTAGAAATGCTCGCAGCCAAGAGGCGAGCAATGCCTACACCCAAGGATTGATTGATTTGCTACCCAAGGAAATTGACTACAACCGCCAGATTAAAGAATCTGCTTTGTTACTGCAAAACAAGAAACTTGGCATTGAGGGCCTTACCGAAGTTCAAAAGCTAAACCTGCAGATTGAACTATTAAACCTTGAAGCTTTGGCATTAAGCAATCCCGCCTTGACCGAACAGATTCGCCTGTTGCGCGAAAGAGCCGCGGCCTTGGATGCCTCAAATGCAAAAGGCGATAAAACCTTTGGGGAATCATTTAAGGAAAAAGTCAAGGGCTACACCGACAGCGTGAAGGATCTTGGCGGTGCTTTGGGCAGCATTGCTGTCGATGCACTTACCAACCTTGAAGATCGATTGCTGGAGTTTGTCACCACCGGCAAGCTCAAGTTTAAGGAGTTTATTGCCAGCGTTCTTTCCGATCTGGCCAAGTTGGCGCTTCGTCTTGCCATTGTAAACACAATCAAGGCAATTTTTCCTGGCGCAGGCTTTGCCATGGGCGGCATCATGACTAACGACGGCCCGGTGCCGCTGAAGAAGTACGCCCGCGGCGGCATCGCCAATTCTCCGCAGGTGGCGCTTTACGGCGAAGGCAGCAAGCCTGAGGCCTATGTGCCCCTCCCCGACGGCCGGCGGATTCCGGTGGCGATGCAGGGCGGTGGCGGCGGTAATACCACCGTCAACGTGAGCGTGGATGCCAAGGGCAGCCAGGTGCAGGGGAACGCTGGCCAAGGTGAAAAACTTGGCCGCGCCATTTCGCAGGCAGTGCAGGCAGAATTGATTAAACAACGGCGACCCGGCGGATTGCTGGCGGCTTAACCCATGGCAACTTTTACCTACACTCCAAGCTTTGAAGCAACCGAGGCAAGCAAGCCACGGGTCCGGCGTTTCCAGGCAGGTGACGGCTACGAGCAACGAGTTACTTTTGGGCTTAACCCTGACCCAAAAGAGTGGACGTTGAGCTTTGCCAACCGGACAGATGCCGAGCGGGAAAACATAGTTTCATTTTTAGAAGCGCGTGGTGGCGTTGAATCTTTTGATTGGACTCCACCCCGCGGCAGCGCCGGGAAATACATTTGCGAAGAATGGCAGGTGACGTTAAGCAACTGCAATAACAACCAAGTGCAAGCCACATTCCGCGAAGTATTTGAACCCTGATGACTGCACCCGCACTGTGGCAAGCTAGTTACGCCTACAACGTCGGTGATGTTGTACAGGCAACGATCCCGCCAGCTAGCGGCTTCTTTTTCCGTTGCACAGTTGCTGGAACGACAAGTGCCGTCGAGCCATTTTGGCCAACAACAATTGGCAATGTCACGGTTGATGGCACCGTCACATGGATGGCGGTCACCATTCTGTCAGGTGACTTCCAGACATCTAACCCCAGCGCAATCATCGAGCTATTTGAGCTGGAGCTGGTCACTGCCATCCATGGCAGCAACGAGGTTTATCGTTTCCATTCGGGCACCAATTTAGTCAACAACGGTGATGTGGTTTGGCGTGGCAATAGCTATTTAAAGTTTCCGATTGAAGCAGATGGGTTTGAATACAGTGGACAGGGGTCACTGCCGCGGCCAAGGATTCGCGTTAGCAACATTTTTGGCACGGTTACGGCCATCATCCTCAGCCTGCCGGTTGGCTTAGAAGGCGCCAAGGTAACGCGCATCCGCACGCTGGCCAAATATCTCGATGCGGTTAATTTTCCGGTTAGTGGTGATGTGCTGTTGCTGGAAGATGGCGACATCCTATTGATGGAAGATGGTGGCCATTTCTTGCTGGAGCCAACCAATCCAACAGAAGATACCAGCGCCGAATTTCCGCGAGAGATTTATTACATCGACCGCAAAAGCGCAGAAAACCGCAACCTTGTTGAGTTTGAGCTGGCAGCCAGCTTTGACCTTGCTGGTGTGCGGGCACCCAAGCGGCAGTGCATCGCCAACCTGTGCCCATGGACCTACCGCTCCGCTGAGTGCGGCTACACCGGGACCAATTATTTCGATGCTGCAGACCAGTCGGTGCTGAGTGCCAGCGGTGACGTATGCGGCAAGCGACTAAATAGCTGCCACCTGCGGTTCGGGCAGAATGCTGAACTACCGTTTGGTGGCTTCCCTGGCGTTGGTACAGTCAGCGGATGACAATGACCTGGCGCGACGCAGCACTGGAGCACGCCAAGGCGGAACAGCCCCGCGAGGCCTGTGGGTTGTTGGTGGTCATCAAAGGCCGCGAGCATTACATCCCATGCCGCAATCAAGCAGCAGCACCAGATCAGATGTTTGTGCTGTCAACTGAGGATTACGCCGCAGCCGAGGATCAAGGCGAGGTGTTGGCCATCGTCCACAGCCACCCAAGCACACCGCCGCATCCATCACCAGCAGACCGCGCCGCATGTGAAGCCAGCGGCGTGCCTTGGCACATCGTCAACCCCAACCTAGAAGTCTGGGGCGAATGCAAGCCATGCGGGTATAAGGCGCCATTGATTGGCCGCGAGTGGGTGTGGGCGGTGCATGACTGCTGGACACTGGCGCGTGACTGGTACGCCGAGCAGGGCATCAAGTTACGCGACTGGGAGCGCTGCACCAACCCAGAAGACTTTCAGGCCAAACCGTATTTTGATGATCGCTGGAAGGCGACCGGCTTCC